GTGATTGTGGATCGTGTGGACCCGCTGGAGGTCTGCTTTGATCCGAAGTCCCGCAAGGCCAACGCGCTGGATGCTCGATACGTCCGCCGCAAGAAGATCATGGACCGTGACGCGGCCAAGGAGATGTTCCCGGGCGCTGAGTTCGGGGTGACGACGGGCAAGCCGGGCGAGAGCGTCAACAACCCGCGCGACGACTACGAAGAGACCGAGGTCGAGCACCCCGGCGAGAACGAAGTCGAAGTGCGGGAGTATCAGTGGTGGGAGCTTGAGACGGTCGGGCTGATGGCCGGGGCCGAAGGCGTGGTGATTGTCCCGCCGGACGAGCTTGAGACGATGGAGGCCGAGCTTCGCGGTCAGGGTCTGGAGTTCCCCGGCCAGAAGCTGAAGCGCAAGCGGTTCTGGCGCACGTTCTGTTCTGGCGAGAACATCCTGTCGAATGAGCCGCTGGAGATTGACGAGTTCAGCTACAAGTTCCTGACGGGCAAGCGGGACCGCAACAAGGGCGCGTTTTTCGGGCTGGGCCGCCTGATGATGGACCCGCAGCGCTGGGCCAACGGGTTCTTCACGCAGATTTACCACATCCTCTCGACCACGGCGAAGGGCGGCATTATCGCTGACGCCTCGGCTGTGGAGGACGTGAAGAAGTTTGAGCAGACGTGGGCCAAGTCCGACGCGGTGACGTGGATGAACCCCGGCCCGGATGGTCTGGGGGCTGCGGTCCAGCCGAAGCCCATTCCACCCTATCCGCAGGGTCTGGACCGGCTCATGACGCTCTCCATCGAGGGCATTCAGGACGCCACCGGGGTTAACAAGGAACTCCTCGGCATGACGGGCCGGGAGCAAGCGGGCATCCTCGAGCACCAAAGGAAGCAAGCGGCTTACGGCATCCTCGCGGCGTTTTTCGATGGCCTGAGGCGCTATCGCAAGGCGCAGGGCCGTTTGATGCTGAAGATGATCCAGCGCTACCTGCCGGACGAGACGCTTGTGCGGATCACCGGGCAGGACGGCCAGCAACAGTATGTCCCGCTGGTGCGTGAGCCGGACACGATGAAGTTTGACGTTGTGGTGGATGAGGCCCCTGCCGGGCCGAACCAGAAGCAACAGACCTTCGCCATGCTGACGCAGCTTATGCCGATGCTTCAGAACGCCGACCTTCCGCCGGACTTCTGGGCGGAGGTGGCGCGGTATAGCCCGCTTCCGTCTGCGCTGGCGGACAAGCTGGCCAAAGCCATCATGCAGGGCGCGCAACAGGCGCAGCAGCAGCCCGACCCGGCGATGATGCAGAAGGAAATGGCGGACGTGGCCGAAACGCAGGCCAGCGCCGAAGAGAAGATGGCCAAGGCCGAACAGACCCGCGTGGAGACGGCGTTGATGACCGCTCCCGCGCCCATGATCCCCATTATGGGGTGACGCGAGCGACGGCGGACAGTCGCATTCCCTGAGTGGACATGACGGACCAGAACGATACGGCTCCCGTGGAGGAGTCGGAGGCTTCCTATGAGGCCGAGGTGGAGGCTGCGCGCCTTGCCGACCAGCAGGCGGAGACGCCTGAAAGCGCCGAGCCCCCGGCGGACGAAGGGGACAAGGCCGAGGAGGCCAAGGACGACAAACCGCCCCTCCCCGAGGAGGAGCTTAAGAAGCGCGCCGAACAGAAGACGCAGGCGCTGCGACAGGAACGACAGGCAAGGCGCGAGGCTGAAAAGCGCGCGCAAGAGCTGGAGCGCCAGTTTGCCGAACTGAAGGCGTCGCTGACGCCGCAGCCGCAGAAGCCGGACCCGAAGGTCAACCCGGTTGAGTATCTGGCCTATCTGGATCAGCAACTGACGCAGGCTGAACAGGCGCAGGTCCGGCGGATTCAAGAGCAGCAGGTCCAATCGCAGCAGCAGGCGCAGACCAACGACCTTGTCAGCCGCATCGCCGAGGCTGAAAACGACTACCGGGAGAGCGTCCCGGACTATTTCGACGCCGTCAACCACCTCCGGCAGAACCGTGTGGAGGAGTTGATGCTTGCGGGCCTCTCCGATCAGGAGGCCGTGCAGGCGGTGGCGCAGGATTTGGTCTTTCTGGCCCAGAACGCCATGGAGCGGGGCAGGGACCCTGCCGAGGTGGCCTACAATCTCGCGAAGAAGCGGGGCTGGGGCGCTAATCAGGCGCAGGAAAAGGCCCAGGCCAAGATTGACACCATTGCGAGGGGTCAGAAGGCGGCGCAGTCGCTTTCGGCCGCTGGCGGTCGCGGAAACAACGATCTCGACGTTGCGGACGTGGCGAACCTCTCAGGGGCGGCGTTCGACGACGCTTTCGAGAAGCTGAAGGCAAGGGCTCAACGCCTCGGCCTGTGAGGACACTCACAAACTGACGTTTAGCCCACGGACGGGCCGGTGAACGTGAGCCGCACGGACGCGGCGCAACCCCACTTCAACCAAGGATCAAAACAATGGCTATGACTTCCTATGGCGTTAACGCGCCCGAGGCCGTCAAGCTGTGGTCGAAGCGGCTCGCGCGAGAAGTCAAGAAGGCGACCTACGCGGGCAAGTTCATCGGCACCGGCGACGACGCTCTCATTCAAGAGCGCGTGGAGACGAAGAAGGACGCGGGCGACCGTGTTCGCATCACTCTGCGCATGCAGCTTTCCGGCGACGGCGTCCAAGGTGACGGCACTCTGGAGGGCAACGAAGAGCCCCTGACCACCTTCACGGACGATCTGCTGCTCGACCAGCTTCGTCATGCCGTTCGTTCGGCTGGCGAGATGAGCGACCAGCGCATCCCTTGGTCGATCCGTGAGGAGGCCCGCGCCGGTCTGACCGACTGGTGGGCTACCCGCTACGACGTGTCGCTGTTCAACCAGCTCTGCGGCTTCACTCCGCAGTCCGACACGAAGTACACCGGCAACAACGCCGTGACCGCCGCCAGCCGCATCGTCCGTCAGGGCGGCGTGGCGAACGACGAGTCGCTGTCCTCGTCCAACAAGTTCACCGTGGACACCATCGACTCCGCCGTTGCGGTGGCGAAGACGGCATCCCCGTCGATCCGCCCGATCCGCTATGAGGGCAACGAGTATTACGTAGTGTTCCTGCACCCCTTCCAGGTGCGCGACCTGCGGCAGGCTCAAACGTCGGCGTGGTATGACATCCAGAAGGCCCGCATCCAAGGCGGGGAGAAGGATGCAAACCCGATCTTCAGGGGCTCGCTGGGCGTCTGGAACAACTGCATCCTGCACGAGACCAACTACGTCACCCAAGGCGTTAACAGCTCCACCGGAGCGGCTGACACCGACGTGCGGCGTGCGGTCCTGTGTGGCGCTCAGTCGGCGGCCATCGCCTTCGGCAAGGGCAGCTCCTTCGAGTCGATGAACTGGCACGAAGAGATGTTCGACTATGCCAATCAGCTTGGCGTGAAGGCCGGGGCCATCTTCGGTCTCAAGAAGCTCCGTTTCAACTCGCAGGACTTCGGCACCATCGTGATGCCGTCGTTTGCCTCGGCTTAAGGAGGGCTGACCTATGCCTGACGCTCGCCTGTATCACACTCGTCAGACCCACTTCATCCGTGGGACCCTGAACTTCAACAGCCCCGGCTCGGCGGTGACTCTCAGCAACGCCGTTCCGGCCGGCGCAGTGATCCTGCGGACCATCGTCTGCATTCCGACTGCGTTCAATGCGGGAACGACCAACACCATCAGCGTCGGCTTTCCGGGGGCCACCACGGCCCTCGTCAATGCCACCGCTGCGGGTTCGGCGGCCCACACCTCGACTGTCGCCCCTGTGGCGCAGGCGGTGCGTGCGGCCAGCTCCGACCTGGTGGCCACCTACGCTCAGACCGGCACCGCCGCCACTGCGGGCACGGCTGAGATTTTGGTCGAGTATGTCCCGGCCTGAGCCCTGCCGACGTAGGGCGATCTATGCGGAGAGGGCTTTAACGGCCCTCTCCGTTTCTTCACCGGAGGTTGATGATGGGGACGCTCGCCCAACTGAAGGAGAGGATCGCGTTCGAGGTAGACCGGGACGACCTCGCGGACCCTATCGCAAGCGCAATCAGCCGCGCGATTGAGGACTATTCCTTCCGCCGGTTCTGGTTCAACGACAGCCGGGGGACTGCGACGGCCTCGGCGGAGTATGTCAACGTCCCGTCTGGCCTGCGCCAACTGGACTACCTGTTCGTCACCGTTGGCGGGGTCAAGTATTGGCTCACCCAGCGGGAAAACGCGGTCATAGAGGAGTGGAACGAAACCGCCTCGAATGGCCAGCCGACCGACTTTGCGTGGGTCGGGGGCCAGTTTCGCCTGCATCCGGTCCCGAACCAATCCTACACCCTGACCGCGCTGGGGATCTTCGATCAGCCCGCCCTGACCGATGACACGCTGTCCAATGCGTGGACGACTGAGGCGGAAGACCTGATCTGCGCGGCGACCAAGAAACATCTGTATCGCGTCCTGCGCGACCCGGAGGGGCAGGCGCTGGCCACGGCTGAAGAGCGCGACGCGCTGAAGCGTTTGAAGGCCGAGACGACCATGCGCCTTTCGACCGGCATCAAGGCCGACTGATGAAGCCGAACATTCCGACGCCTGCCGACGCCCCGCCGTGGGCGCGCCTGCTGGTGTCTCAAATCGTGGCCGCGTTCGAGCGGTGGGAGTCCAGCCGTCACCGTGTCGTGGCGACCGTGGCGGACCTGCCGGACCCGGCCTTCTGGAACACTCGCAAGATCATCGTGCGCGACATCGGTGCCGGCGCTCCGGGCGAGGCCACGGCGTTGGACGGCAAATGGTATGACCAGACCTGGAGTGAGCTGTAATGCCTAGCTCGTGGACCCCGAGTCTCGCTCTTGAGCTTCAGGAGACGGGCGAGAACACCAATATCTGGGGCAGCCGGAACAACGCCAACGTCATCTCCAAGGCCGACCGCGCCATTGCGGGTGTGGTGACGATTTCCACCGCCGGGGCGACCATCCTTACCGCGACCAACGGCGGCAACGATCAGGCCACTCAGGCGGCGATCAACTACACTGGAGCGTCGCTTGGAACGATCACGATCCCCGGGCGGCCCAAGATTACGGCGGTGCGTGCTGCGACGGCGGACTGCACCATTACCAATGGCTCCAGTTCGGTCACCGTCAAGGCTGGCGAGGTTCGGCCGATCCTGACGGACGGCACCAGCATCTGGCTGTTCAAGCAGACCGACATGGGCGGGTCGCGGATGACGGGCGGCGGAAGCCCGATCAACCCGACCGATTTCGTTAACAAGCAATACGCCGACAACCTCGCTTTCAATAGCGTGAACCTGCCCGCCCAGACCGGCAACGCGGGCAAGTTCATCGGCACGGACGGCTCCCAAGCCGGGTGGCAGTTCATCGAGATTTCCGACGTTCAGGGCCTTCAGGGCGAGCTGGACGGCCTCGCCGACGACATCGACACCGAAGCCGCGCGGGTGACCGGCCTCGCCATCGCCTTCGCCGTCGCCCTCTAGGAGAACATCATGCCCGTGACCCCGAACAGCATCGTCACGCCGCAGGCCATCAACACCGGAACCTGTGTCGTCACCGGCGCGAACACGACCTACACCGACAGCCCCACCAATGACGCCCTGCTGTTCACGGCGGGGGTCAACGGTGCGCGCGTCACCAAAATCAGCGCGATTGCCCGCTCTACGGTCGGCACGGCGACGAAGCTGCAAATCTATCGCTCGACAGACAGCGGCACGACCAAGCGGTGGTGTCTGACCGCGCTCATGGCGGTTTATACCCAGGCGGCGGACACTTCGCAGACCCCGACCGACTTCGGCCTGACGGACCTTAACCCGCTTTTGCTGGCCCCGAACGAGCGCCTTTACGCGGCGGCGTCTCAGGCCAACTCGAACGGGATCGTGTTCAACGCCGAGGGTTCCAACTACTGATGCGCCGCCTGATCGCGGGGGCCAACCGGGGAGCG